ATTATCTCAAGCGACAGAGACTTTTTCCAGTTGCTCGGAGACGGAGTGTACTTGTACCGACCAATCCAAAAAAAGTTGGTTGATAAATCTAGTCTTATGGATGAACACGGTATTCATCCCAATAATTTTGCCCTTGCTAGAGCCATTGCAGGAGATAAGTCAGATAACTTACCAGGCATACCTCGGGCTGGGCTTAAAACAATTAAAAATCGCTTTCCTTTTATGGGTAACGAAGAAGTACAAACTGTTGAATCGCTTGCAGAGTTTTGCAGAAACGTGGACAAACCGGTTAAACTTCATGAAAATATATTGTCTGGATTGGATCTTATAGAAAGCAACTACGATATTATGCAGTTATACAAACCAGTTATGTCAGGAACATCAAAACAAAAAGTAGAGTTTGCCTTAAATAATTTTGAGCCTGAATGGAATAAAATACAATTTCAAAAATATTTGATGCGTGATGGACAGATAACGATAAATTTAGATAAATTATTTTTAAATTTTAAAAAAATTATTTCTTGACAACTTAGAGATTCTAAGTTATACTTATTGAACATTCGGAGGTTAATATGAATAAGGAAAAAGACAGTCTTAGTTTTTACGGAAAAGACTTTCAAGAAAAGGTAGCTCAATTAATGCTTGAGGATCGACCTTTTTGTGATCAAATAGAAGAAATTTTAGAACTTGAATTCTTTTCTTCTGCTTATATTAGAGCGTTAGTTGAAACAGTGCTCGACTATAGAGAAAAATATGGAATGCATCCTCATTTTACTACAATTGAAACAGAAGTAAAAATAGGCAATAAGAACTATGATAGAGCGGTTCAATCACAAGTGAGTGGATTTGTTGGCAGAATTAAAGCAAACGAATTAAAAGATAAAGATTATATTAAAGATTCAGCCATTGATTTTTGTAAAAAGCAATGTCTTAAAAAAGCTATTCTTGAAGCTGCTGAACTTGTAAAAAGAAAAGAGTATGATTCTATTACTAAAATCATTAACGATGCTCTTTCTCGCGGAAATGATCAAAACTTTGGTCACGATTGGTATGTTGATGTTGACCAAAGATATATTAAAAAATCTAGAAAACCAATTACAACTGGCTGGCAACGTATTGATGAAATAACCAAAGGTGGTATTGGAGCCAAAGAACTTGCTGTTGTTATTGCCCCAACTGGTGCTGGTAAATCAATGGTATTGGTTCATCTTGGAGCAGAAGCTCTTAAGCTTGGCAAGAAAGTTGTTCATTATACTTTAGAACTTGCTGATACTGTCGTAGGTATCCGTTATGACTCTTGTCTTGCAAAAGTTGATTTAAGAGATATTATGGATTCTAAAGATATTGTAAAAGAAAAGATACAAGACATTTCCGGCAAACTAATTATCAAAGAATATCCAACTAAGTCTGCTTCAACAAAGTCCATAAAGAATCATTTGGAGAAGTTAAAAAAGCAAAATATTTTACCTGATGTAGTTATTGTTGACTATGCTGATTTACTTCGACCAATATCTCACGGAGCGGAAAAAAGACATGACTTGGAAAGTATTTATGAAGAATTAAGAGGTATGGCGACCGAATTTAACTGTGCCTTTATAACAGCGTCTCAAACAAACCGTGGAGGTCTTAATGCTGAAGTTATCACAATGGAGTCTATATCAGAGGCTTTTAACAAATGCTTTGTTGCTGACTTTATTTTTTCATTATCGAGAACTCCGCAAGATAAGCAAGCTAATTCGGGGCGTATATTTATTGCTAAGAACAGAAATGGACCAGACGGATTGGTATTTCCTGCTGCTGTTGATTGGTCAACTGTTTCAATAGATGTTTTAGAGAGAAGAGGTGACGAAGAACCTCCGCAGTTGACTCCTAAAGAGCAACTGACCAATCTTCAAAAGTATTACACAAAACTATCAGGATCAAAATAAAGGAGTACAAGATGGCTATAGAGAACAAAATACTATCGGACATAACTGTCCACATGAAATACGCTCGTTACCTTCCCAATGAGCAGAGAAGAGAGAACTGGGAAGAATTGGTTACTAGAAACAAGAATATGCATTTAAAAAAGTTTCCTCAATTGCAACAAACAATTGAGTGGGCTTATGGGTATGTTTATGACAAAAAAGTTTTACCTTCAATGCGTTCAATGCAATTTGGTGGTAAACCTATTGATGTATCACCAAACCGTATATTCAATTGTGCTTATGCACCCATAGATCATATGAAAGTATTTGGTGAGATAATGTTCCTTCTCCTTGGAGGAACAGGTGTTGGTTATTCTGTACAAAACCATCACGTTGAAAAATTACCTGCAATACACAAACCATCAGGAAAAAGAACAAGACGTTATCTTATTGGTGATTCTATAGAAGGCTGGTCTGATTCTGTAAATGCTTTAATGAAAGTTTATTTTACAGGTGGATCAAAACTACGATTTGATTTTTCTGATATCCGACCTAAAGGTGCTAGACTAGTTACTAGTGGAGGCAAAGCTCCTGGTCCACAACCGTTAAAGGAATGTCTCATCAAGATACAAGGAATTTTAGATGGAAAAGAAAACGGTGACCAACTTACCACACTTGAAGTCCACGATATTATCTGCCACATCGCAGATGCTGTATTGGCCGGTGGTATTCGTAGGGCTGCTCTCATTAGCTTATTTAGCACTACTGATCATCATATGCTCAGCGCTAAATCAGGAAACTGGTGGGAAACAAACCCTCAACGTGGAAGAGCAAACAACTCAGTAGTTATTATGAGACACAGAATTGATAAACAAACGTTCCTTGACCTTTGGGATCGTGTAAAAGCTAGTGGAGCTGGAGAACCTGGTTTTTATTTTACAAATGATAAAGATTATGGCTGTAATCCTTGTTGTGAAATTTCCCTTAGACCATTCCAGTTCTGCAATTTAACTGAAATTAACGTTTCAGACATTGAAACACAAGAAGATTTAAATGACAGAGCCAAAGCTGCTTCTGTAATAGGAACTCTTCAAGCAGCCTATACAGATTTTCACTATCTTCGCCCTGTGTGGAAGAGAAATACAGAAAAAGATTATCTTATTGGAGTGTCGATGACGGGTATAGCTTCAGGCAAAGTGCTAGAACTAGATATGAAACTAGCTGCTAATAATGTTAAAATGGCTAATTCCGAAATTGCTCTGAGAATTGGAATTGGTCCTGCTTCACGTTGCACAACAGTTAAACCAGCAGGAACTACAAGTTTAACACTTGGAACATCAAGCGGTATTCATGCGTGGCATAACGATTATTATCTACGCAGAATCCGCGTAGGAAAAGGTGAATCAATTTATACTTATCTTCAAGTAAATCATCCTGAATTGATTGAAGACGAATATTTTAGACCACATGATACTGCTGTGATCTCTGTACCACAGAAGGCACCTGAAGGGTCAATTACTCGTCATGAATCAGCTCTTGATTTATTGGAGAGAGTAAAGAAAGTCCATCTTGAATGGGTAAAAATAGGACATAGAAAAGGACAGAACACTAATAATGTTTCTGCTACTATTACTATTAAGCCTAACGAGTGGCAAGAGGTTGGAGAATGGATGTGGGAAAACAAACACAACTATAATGGTTTATCAGTTCTTCCATATTCAGATCACTCTTACAAGCAAGCTCCTTTTGAAGACTGTACCAAAGAAGAATATGAAGCTTTGTTGCCTTCTTTGAAAGTAGTTAACTTGGACAAAGTTATCGAAATCGATGACAACACAAACCTTACAGGCGAACTGGCGTGTGCCGGCGGTGCTTGTGAAATTAACTAAATGGAGAAAACATGAAACAAAAACTAGAACAACTAATCGAAGGGCTACAAGCCATTCTTGAGGACATAGAAAAAGTGGATGAAAAGTCCTATGGTTACAAAGCAGCTGCTGTCCGTGCCAGAAAGACTCTTCATGAAGCAAGAGGTCAGTTCCAAGAACTTCGTAAAGAAATTCAAGCTAAAAAAAATGAAGAATAACTTGACAATTCTTTAATTGTGTGTTATAATATAATTATGCTGTCCGACTTATGGTATTGGATAGAACTTGTGGCAACTCTTCTTTGCGTGACAAGTTTTATTTTATTGGAGGTTGAATGTTTACACACGTTTACAATAGACATGTTCTTGTTGAACTTGTCGATGAAGAAGAAGAACAACAAGAGTCACTTATCGCTCTACCACAAGATTATAAGAAACAAGAGTCACCATATTTGGTTGTCAAAGTTCTTGATAAAGCAGAGGATTGTAATACCTTTGTAGAGGTCTGTGATCATGTGGTTATCGAACGCAGAATGCTAATTGAGATAGAAATTAAAGGTGAAAAGAACTATTTAGTTTTAGAAAATTATATCTACGGGAGATTAGAAGATGAAACTGACTAGACAAGTGTTAAAAAAAATGATTCTCAAAGAAATGAAAACTATGAATGAGGCTAATCTGGATAGTCCTAACTTAGCAAATGATGTTAAAGCAGTTATAGATTCGTTTGAACAAGCACAAGGAGCAACACAAGTTGCGTTCATCACAGCAGAAGAACCACCAGGTGCTGGAACAAATTTTGAGTGGGATAATACAGAAATGCAAAAGTATCTTGTAATGGATCTGAATGGAAAAGGTTATGATTTTTATCCAATTGAAGGTGACTATGGGTCATTGGAAAATTCTTTGTTTGTAGTAGTTCAAGGAGAGCCAAGACCTAACTTTTATGACGATATGGTAAGACTAGGAAAAAAATATAATCAAGACGCTGTAATAGTTGGAAAGAAACAAGAATCAATGCAGATGGACAGAGATGCTGAGGGAAAACTTTTACCAGGACCAGCTCATTCCATGGAATTTGAAATGGTAAATCTTCACCCAACAAAAATGGGCCAACCTAATATGGACCCAAAAGATCAAAGTATATATGATACAAGAGATCAAGTTCAATCTGGTCCAAGTATACAAAATAGACAACAGTTTTACTCAAAAGCTGGTAATTTTAAATTTGTTATACCATTCTTTTCTTCAGCAGCTGCTGATCAACCTGAGTTTAAACCAAGTGTTAGAAACATTGGAGAATAAATGTCCTATAATAAAACAATATCCTTATACAATGACGATATCGGGTCTGTCTCTTATGTTGAACATATGGGGAGCGATCTTACTGTGGTTAATTCAGCAAGAGTCTCCTTTGGTGTGGAGAAGACTGATCTGGACGATAGAGACAGAAAACTTATTAATTACCTTATTAAACACAAACATACATCAACTCTCGAGCACAATGTTGTTACTTTCAAGTTTGTTGTGCCTTTATTTATTCGTTCACAACACCACCGTCATAGGACTTGGTCATACAATGAAATTAGCAGAAGATATACGGATAAGAATTTACAGTTCTATTTACCAAAGTCTTTTAGGACGCAACATAAATCAAACAGACAAGCATCAAACCAAGATGATCTCCAAGATCCGTTAGCCTACAAAGATTTTTCTATGGTAACCTGCTCAGAAATTCTACAAAACAGAACACAAGATTGTCTTCATGCATACGAAGTTATGTTGGAAGCTGGTGTATGCAGAGAGCAAGCAAGAATGATTCTTCCACAAAATCTTTACACTGAATATTATGGCACTGTTAATCTAAGTAACTTATTAAAATTTATAGATCTTAGAACACACGAAGGAGCACAGTGGGAAATACAAAAAGTTGCTAAAGCTTGTTTGGAGATAGCATTAGATCTATGGCCAGTCTCAGTGGAATCTTATAGGAGGATCAAAAATGTCGTATAAAAAAACAGATCAGGTTTTTAAAAATTGGAGATATTCATCCATCATGTTACCTCCAATCTCGAATCATTTTAAAAAACCACAACAGTTAAATGAAAATTGGAGAGATAAGCTATTTCAATTAATGACAGGGGCAAGTTTAATTCTTGGAACAGCTGTCAGTATTGATTATCTAAGAGATTTAGAAAGACGTAATAAAGAAAAGATTGAGCAACGAGATAATGTTGATCTGGATAGTATGTCAGAGTATGAAAGATATCATTACGTATTGAAAAAAGAAATAGAGGCAGAAATAGACAAAAATCCTGAGTTGGCAAAAAAATTTACTGATCCTGAAAGTGATATGTATTCTGTCTATGGTGATGGACTATACAAAGGGAAGATAGATAGAGTTTCTGTAATGAAGAAGTATACTAAAAAATACAAAGATGATTTGAACGTTACAGATAATGGAAATTATGTTTACATAGAACCTGGAGCTATTGATCCTGATGAAGTTTTGCCCTTATCAGGAATAACAGCAGATCAATACAAAAAGCTATTAAGTTCCGATAAGAATTTTATGGAACTTATAAGAGTTGCTATGGGAAATCCACAAAGCTGGACATATGGTAAAGACATTACTCAACAATTTGCTATGATAGAGTATGAAGGTCAATACAAAAACGTTTTACCATTAGATTGGTCAATAGCAATGGATGCTGCCACAGCTAAAGGTCAAGCATTTATGGATGAAGTGGCGCAATCTGCATATGTAGATAGCGGTGATGGTAATATGAGAGTAAAACAATTAGATCCTCGAGCCTTTGAGCAAATAAAAAAGAAATATGGAATTTACAATCAAAGTGATTATCAAAGAGCGATGTGGAACTTAAATGATTTTTTAAGCACTGATACACACACTGTTTGGGATCAAATAGAAGATTTTGCTGGTGTTGATAGAACACACCCTCGTTATGAGCCTGGTGGACTTAGAGGGTTTGATGTGTCTCCTGAAGATTTACCAGCCAGAAGTAGTTTAGACCCTGACCAGAGTCCACCGTTACAAGGTGTAAATAAATTTAAACAACAAATAGAATTAAAAGAAAGCATCAAAGATAGGAGGAAAGTATGCATAAAAATTTTAAAATCATAATCTTCACGGCTATGTCTGTTGGGCTAGAGAGTGATAACCAATCTTGGAACACTTCATTTGAAAGATACTACCCAACACAAATAGTTTCTCCTTTAATACCAAGAAGATGAAAGATAAACGACCACTAACTGCGCCACTTTTTTCTATCGGTGACTTGGTAAAAGTTAGAGGTTTTGGTGTGATTATGGCTCCTGAAGAAGTTGAAATAGGAATAGTTACTAAAGGTCCGTATTCTTTTAAATCAATGGAATCTTATCATGAACTAGTATATTTTGAATGGTGGTGTTATGATATAATCATTGGTAGGTCACTACTTACAATGATGCCAGAAAACTTTTTATTAAGGGTGCAAGTTAATGAAGAAAATTATTGAGAATTGGAACAAATATCTTCTTTTAGAGTCTAAAAAGAGTGAAATTGATTTTCAAGCTAGCAGGATCCATATAGCAAATGAAATAGATATGTCTTTAATGAGACCAACAGTAAATATTGGTGATCCTAATGATATGATGATAGATTATGATAAAGACGGTAATCAATTTGAAAGACCTTTTGGTAAAGAGGATTCTACTTTTTTACTTTATCTTTATAGAGGTTTTGATGAAGATGGTAACTTATCTAATGAAGAGAACATCAAAGCGGTGAATTCTGAATTAAATAATAGAGCAGAAAACTTTTTATACCAACTTGATAAAGAAGATATGGCTGTATTTATAGCTGATTTTGAGAAGATCATTGATTTTGTTTCAGGCAATAAAAAAAATGAAGAAGAAGAATCATACCAAACAATGTATATGGCTAAAAAAGCACCTGGAAAATTTACAACTGATATGTTTGCTAGAAGAAATAGAGCGGTATACAAAGACACTTACACTTATGGTGGAGGTGTTGATTTTATGTTTAAGAAAACAAAAGAATTAAAAAACATTAATCCAAATCATTTATTTTTATTTAAAATAGAAAACTTAATGGGAAGAATTAAAAATAAAATATTAAATGGTGAGACTGAAATAACAAAAAACAACAGAGATGTTCAAGATATTGTAGAGTTATCAAAAGCTGTACCGGTATTAAATTTTAAAGATTGGCATGCAAATTACAGAGAAGGTGTGACCACTAAGAAAATTCAAAACGAAATAGACCAAATAAAACCAGTTTATCAACAAGGTTCTGTTGTCAACTACTTTACCTTTAAAGAAAATGAGCTTTTAAGGCTTATTTATAATACTCATAAGCAAGGAAAAAGT